GCGCCAGTTAAAACACCTGATAAAGCGTTTGTTCCAACAGCGGTATTACTAGAAGCCCCAATTCCATTCATTGCATGAAGTGCTCGATAACCAACACCTGTGTTGTTAGATCCTTGACCTTTTGCAACTCCAAAACTACTTATCCCGTTGCGGGCTTGATATCCTACCCCTGTATTTGCCGCTCCTGTATTTAAATTTCCTGCTTCATAACCTAAATACGTTCTATTAGAATTTGTTGTGGCGCTATACCCAGCTCTATAACCTACATTTGTATTATTTGAACCAGAAGTATTTGAATAACCAGAATGATATCCTACTGATATAATACCAGTATTTGATGTATTGCTTCTACCAGCTTGGTACCCTATTGCAACAAAATCATCGCCCGTAGCTGATAAACCAGCATTCCAACCAACAGCTACAGCTCTTGTTGCTCCATTCGCATTTTCTCCAGCTTTTGTGCCTATAAAAACTTGATAATTAGAGTTTGCAGATTTTCCAGCTTCTTTACCAATATAAACACTTTCATATCCATTATCATTGTTAGCTGCAGCTTCTGATCCTATTATAACAGCATTAAAAGGATTTCCTACGCCTTTACCAGCTCTATCTCCAATAGCAACTAAGTTTTTTGCTTGACCTGATGTAACATTTTCCATTGCTTCAGTACCAACAACTACATTACCCGTAAGTTGATTAGTATTAGTTTTTAAAGCATCAAAACCTATAACTACACTTGTATTTGAGTTTACAAAACCATTTGCAGCTCCTTCACCAATAACTAAATTTTTACTATCTCCTGAAAGTCCAGCTGGTATATTAATAAAATAAGCGGAGTCATTAGATAGATCTATACTTACATCACTTAATCCATTTAAATCTGTTGCACCACTTGAAGCAGCCGCAAACTCTAATGCGTTTCCACCCGAGTTTACTTGTAATATTTGTCCTGCAGAACCTAATGTAGGAAAGGCAGCTGAGCCACCGTTGACAGCATATATTTCTGTAAAGTTGTCGTTGCATATATCGAACGCATCTCTCAAAGGTGTTCCGGTGCCGTCATTAGCGGAAGAGCCTATATTTATTGATTGTTTAGCCATTTTTTGTTTTAATTTTTTACATTATTGTATCGTCAGCAGAAAATATAGTGCTGTCAGCTTTTATTTCAGTGTTATCTGCAAGTAATTGAAAAACTTCTTCTACGAGATTACGAACGTTTCGCCAGTATGTTAAAAATATTTTATTACCTATTAAACTCATCGCTTAATATATTGCAATTATATCATCTGCAGTTGTACCTAAAGCAAATATTCTATCTACTTGTATTGGTAGAAAAGATCCAGCTGCTACATTTTGAAACATTACAGCTCTGTATATTTCATAAGTTTCACCACTTGCCATTATATTAGAAGCAGAATTATTAATATCTGCTAAATCAAGCGTGCTTCCAGTTGTTCCACCACTTATTGATTTTACAAAAGCAGCTGTCCCGTCTGTAGTGTTGACAACTATATCTCTTTTTTGTATTTTAACTTCATTTCCATTTCCTGTAGAGCTTATAGTAATAGAAAAAACTTTACTGCTGTCTTGTAAAGAATTAGCAACCGTAGCTGTTGCTGTTCCTGTAGCTAAAGGTTGACTTTGCCCAGAAAGTAATACACATAGATCACCTTGGGTTCCTACATATACTCCGGCTCTATTAGAAGCGTCAACAAGACCGTTGTTTTCTAAATTAAGGTTGTCATTTAAAAAGTTTATTCCAGCACTACCTTTAGTGCTTGAATCTTTTAATAATACAGCTCTGTTAACAGTTTCTACACCGTTTTTTTCTCTGTATGTTCTGTTTCTTGAGCGATCCGCGGTATTTATATCTCCGTATGCCATTTTAATTTTTTTTTATCTAGTTTTATCTTTGTTAATTAGTTCTATTGCTTTTTTCATTACTTTGTCAGTGTATGTTTTACCTTGCATAATAACATTACGCTGTTTACTTGTAGGCAAATCTTCTTGACCTAGTAATATTCTATATATTTTGTTTATTAAAAGCTTGCACTTGACCGAGGTTTTATACAAGCTATATTTCTGTGTTGTGTTATTTTTATGTCTCCAAACAACGATCCAACCTTCTCTAACTAGCCTCTGCCATCTTCTTTTATCCCAAGAATATGTATAAGTTCCGTTTAAAAAGTCTTGACGTGTGAAAAGATCCATGCAATCAAAATAAATTAAAAGCTCTAGATCAGCATCATTTAAGTTATTATTTTTACAAGCCCACTTTCTAACTATACGATAGTGTTTAAACAAGCCAATATCTTTAACGTCTTTGGCTTCTAGCTTTCTCATAATACTATAACAACGTCATGCTGTTTTATAACTAAAAATACTTTATCATCTACTTCTACGTTAAAGCCCGCGTGTTTATCGTAATATATACTATCACCATCTTTAACACCTTCGACCAAACTTCCAGCAGATTTAATAATACCCTTGCGGTATCTAATATCTTCTTTTATTTTATCTGTTAAAAGTAAACCACCTTTTGTCTTAGTAGGCTTTTCTTTTATTTCTTCTACAACTATAAATAATCCGACCGCCTTCATTGTTCTCTCATGTTATTAATTACACAGTCAGTCGATAATATTGTAGTTGCCACAGACACGGCATTTTTTAAAGCCGTTTTAGTTACTAGCACTGGATCTATAATACCACATTTAATCATGTTTGTTGATTTGCCAGTAACAACATTTGTGCCCCAGCCTTTTTTACTAGGCTCAGGTATGTTTTCTAAACCTGCATTGTTAAGTATAGTTTGATATGGTGATTTCATTGCTTTAATAAATATATTTTCACCTTCATTACTACCATTTAACTTTTGTGCAGCATTTAAAAGAGCAACACCACCACCTGAAACTATACCTTGTTTTATAGCTGCTTTAGTAGCGTGTATTGCGTCATCAACTCTGTCTTTCTTTTCTTTTAACTCTACATCAGAGTTTGCGCCCACAGTTATAACCGCTACATTTCCTGATAAAACGCCTAAACGTTCTTGTAGTTTTTCGGTTTTTAAACTTGGCGCGCTAGAACTTAGTTGATCTTCTATTGTCTTAATTCTTTCTTTAGCAACATCAGGTATGCTAGATACTTTAAGTACAGTTGATTTACTATCAGATATAGCTCTTTCGCATTCACCGAGCATATCTGGTGTAATAAGATCTACATCATCGCCGTACTCTTCATTTATATGAGTAGCACCCGTTACTGCAGCAATATCATCTAAAAAGTCTTTTTTCCAGAAGTTAAATCCTGGAGGCGCAACTACATTAGCTTTAATATTGCCTTTAATTTTATTCATAACTAAAGCACTCATAGGTTGTTTTTCTAGTTCACCTATTATAAGTATACTTCTGTTATTTGTTACTGCGTATTCTAATACTGTTTGTATTTTTCTCACAGTAGTTATAGGTGATGATACTAATAATACTAGAGGTTTTTCTAGTGTAACATTTTGTTTAGTAACATCTGTAACAAAGTTAGGATTTGCAAAGCCTTGATTTATCTGAGAACCAGATACAACTTCAACGCTAGTTTCTTCTGCACCGTCTGGATCCATAAAAACCGTACCGTTTTTACCAACTTTTTTAAATGCTTTACCTATAATATCTCCAAGCTCTTTATCGTTATTTGAAGATATTGCAGCTACTTGATCTATCATTTTACCTTCAACAGGTATAGACACTTTGTCTAAATACTTTATAGTTTCTTCGTATGCTTTATTAATATCATTTTTAATATCACGTAAAGATCCTTTATAGTCTTTAGCTTCTTTTAATATAGCTTGAGCAAGAACTGTAGCTGTTGTTGTACCGTCACCTGCTTCGCTAACTGTTTTTCTAGCCGCTTCTTTTATAAGTGTAGCGCCTATGTTTTCAACTGGATCGTGAAGGTTTACTGAGTTAGCAACAGTAACACCGTCTTTTGTAATCATAGGTCTTCCCATGAAGTCTTCCAGAATAACACATTTACCGCTAGCTCCAAGTGTAGAGCTAACGGCTTTTGTGAGTTTAGTAATACCAGTGAACACTTTATTTTGAGCATCGCTGCCAAAATTTAAATGCTTCACTATTTCTTGTGAGTTTTGCATTAGATTAAATTAGATTAAATTAAAAATACTACTTAAATGTTTTAACTACTTTTGGGCCTTTTAAATAGTCAAGCTTTTTCGTGTAATGCTCAACTGAACTGTCAATTGCTTGCTCAGCGCCTTCAATAGTTTCTCGACGAGTAACGTCGATCCAAGTCTCTTTATTAGGGTCTTGGTACTCGGTTTGATAAAATCCATTAGGC